AGCAATCACAATCTCTTTCTCCCTAAATAACACTTGAGACCCCTACAGAGAATTGATCAAAGGATGGACCCAAACCCAACTGGGAGCAGAAGAGAGAATTTTCGCTGTTCCACTCTCAACTGGGCCCAATCCATGCATCAAATAATGGCGCTGTCAGGGGACCTGCTGAGACTGTTGGAGGGCCGCAGAACAGACCGTGTCGTAGAATTGCGGGCTAGAATAGGGGCATTTCGGGACGCCATGTTCACCGACCTCATCAATATGAACAAGTGCCGGCCAGCCAGAGAAATGCTCGTTAATGCCTCGAATGGAATCGTTGAAATGATGGTTGACAGTGTATGCCCCGTCGGAAGCTCTAGTGTCGATCCCATGCAGGCTGTCTTGATAAAACTGGCCCAAGTTGCCGAAGAAACCAGAAGCATTCCTTTGTGCTGCGACTGCTGCCGATGAGGGACTGTTACTAAGGCTTCTGCATTGGTGGTGGCTATAATTTTTGAGAAAAAGAGATTTGTTATTGCT